CCCCAGCACCGCTTGGGATACTTGAAAGGTTGGTAAACTTTGCCCCGCTGACATCGTTTATCTTAACGTTGGTTACAGCGTTAGACGATATATCTGCGGCTACGATGTTTGCGAGAGTAGCATTATCCACCAAGTCGTGTAAGTCCGTATTGCTTACTTCTTCGTCTGCGTCGAAAGTTTTTCCTTTATATAAATTTGCCATTTTAATCCTATTCGTTAATGTATTCTTCTGGGAAAGTAACTATGCTATACCCGTATATAATTATGGGGTCTACGTTTAAATCAGAATTTACCATTTTAAGTTGTATTGTTCTCCACCTGCCGAACGACTCAAGGTGGAACTTCTGTCTTACAATATAGCTGTCAGCCAAAGTAAACGGCAAAGTTACAGGCAGGGTCGGAGCATTGGGAGAGTCTAAATTTACTGTCCCCAACGTCCTGAAATCACCACCGTCTATTGCTATCTGTATAGCCAGTGTGTCATCCGAACCCGCTACTTCTACCTCAATCTCTACTTCTCCGCCGATTTTGTATTTGAGCGGTTGCCCCATATCTTCTTCTCGGCATATAATAGTACCCGTGATAGCCACGTCGTTGTTGTCATACCCGCTAAAAGCCCTATATACCGAACCGTCATTAGAGTCTATGTAGTAAAGTCTTTCTTCTCCGCTGAATTTAACCGTCCCCCACGCACCCACGTTCCACCCTTCAATCACTGTCCACGACTGGGATGACGGGTAGAATACCCAAACTTGGTTGTTGTAAGTAGACGAATCTACAGGTAGTGCTAATAAGTATTTGTTATCAAAGTAAATCGCACAGGCTTTGCTTATCGAGTTCCAACTTATCCTCTCAAACTCCGCTTTTAAGTTAAACGACAACGGGAAAGACTGCCCCATCTGTAACTTGTCCTGTTGCGTCCTAAATACACCCCTAACCCCGTCAGAAGATAAGAACAACACATCATCAGCAACCTGAACCGCTGTTTTATTAGCCACACAGCCTATATCAAGTATCTTTTCGGGCTTGTCAGTAGCCACAGGTGTAACTGAAGGGTTGATTCCATACACAGCGTCAGCCCCTAGTGCCAATAAACCTGTATCTCTGACACCGATCAACGCTCTTTCCTCACCTACGGTCATATTAAATGCGTTTGTAGCCCTATCCCAACCAGCGGCGTAGGTAGCGGGTAACGCACCTGACCAGTTCAAGACGTTGGCTTTTAAAGTCCAAACACGGTTGCGGAAGAAAGCCATTACTTTGGTCAACGGCGGTGTAGTATTTGAATCACCGCAATCGTTAAATGCGTGGGCGGAAGTCATCTCCCAAACGTGGTCTGTGCCGTTTGAAATCAAAACCACATCTCCCACTCCACCAGAACAGGTGGCTTTAATCATTGTGGTCTGTAAGTCTGTGGTGAAATTGGTCTTGTGAGCCGGAGAGGTAAACGCCGCACCGTCAGTAGTCCCAGATAATGAAGTACCGTGAGTAACTAACAACTCGTTTGTCCCACCACGAGGTTCGTACCCAAACGCCCCAGTCCCTGCGTTGTTACCTAAATCTTCTACTAAAACCGTTCCTGAAATCTTGCGGGTCTCACCCATAACACTAATATCCCAGTTCTCCAAAGTCTCAACCTGGGTATCTAGTATCTTGCTTGCGTGCTGGCGGGTATTCGTACCACCGCTGAAGTCTCGGCGGATAACAAATAACTGCGTGTCGTCGCTAGCCCGAAGATTGGATATTTGTCTGCCTTTATAAATAGACATTATACTGTGTCATCCCGATTAAAAATCTCTGGTTTAAATTGATGAATCATATTAGGTTGGTTCTCTTTGTCAAATATATATTCCTGTAACTGCTGATTAAAAAGTATCTCCATAGTCTGCGCCTTAGTGAACTGCCTCTTATACCTCCACGCATCCGCCATTGACCCTATCTCAATCAGATCACCCACGTCTATCACGGGGTAGTCGTAGTCTTGAGATAATGGTAACGGAGATATAACGTAAGGCATTGAGATAGTGTATACCGAAGAAGGGATGTAGTGAAGAAGTGCTAACTTATACCTTGTCTCCAGGGTTTCCCCAGGGATTACAGCGTTAGTTACCGCCGCAGTACTTGTGATATTTGAGGTTATTGTAATAAACCCAGCGGTTGCCGCACTCTTTGAGATACCTTTAATCCTTGTATAAGGAGTATTTGTATTAGTAAAAGCTGAATTCTTACCTGCGAGTGTTACTGATTCGTAACTCTCTGCTCCGCCGGATATACCTCGGACAAATATTGTCTGCGTAGTATCTGCCGCTTCCGAAGAAACTATCGTCAACCTCGAAGCCGCTGTTGGTTGTGCTTTAACGCAATCTTCGATTATGGCGTATCTTTGGACAGTCCCAGAATCATCTAGGTCTTGGTAGTTTCTAATCAACTCATCAAGCGTAGTCCTGTTTAATACCGTGTCGTTAGTGGTATCAGCACAGCTTATCTCTTTACCAAAGTCGTCTGGGAGAGCATACCTCTGCGTTCCGGCTACTGTGTCGAATGTATACCCGTAATTGATGTTCTGCCAGTTGACAGCACGGAGTACCTGGAAGTATCTGCGGTTGATAATCTTGCCTAAAATAGTAGCAAAAGCGGTAGACGTATCTATGATCTCCGCACCGACGTTCCCTTTAATCACTGAAAAACTTTTATTCATCTCAATCCCTCGAATATTGGTAAAGTACACCCATTGAATTTCTCGTTAAATCGTTTTCTCCCCACCTCGTATGCTTCTATATGCCCTGGTTCGTCGTATAACGTTGACCCCTGTTTGTGGTCTACTATGCAATTAAAGTTTCCATACATCGTGTACCCCGCAAGATACGTCCTCATCACAAAGTCCGTATCTGCCCAAACCATATAGTATTCTTCGTCGAAGTAACCTATCTCTTTGAATAAACTTTGTCTTACCATCACCAGGGAGAACCATATCCACTCCCTGATTAAATCTTCTTTGACGTGGTTGTGCTGTGAAGTCCCTAACGTAGCTATCCCGCAATCGGGTTTCTTCTCAAAAGTGTCTCTAAGGCAATCCAACCAGCCAGGACTAACAAAAACATCATTCGTAAGCTGACACACAAAATCACCGCTAGCGCACTTGAGACCTCGGTTAAGACTTCTGTGAATATCACTCCTGTCTTTTTCAAAGATGTAGACATCTGCGTAGTCCTTTAGGTAATCAGTCCCTGTCTCAACTATCACAAGTTCGTACGGCAACTTGGTGTTCGCCCTGGCGAGTTCAAGGCACTTTATAGTCATATCCAAATGTTTCTCTGTCTTGATAAACGCCGGAACGACTACACTAATTTCCAAGTATTCTCCGCTTTAATTTAATCGAGGTCATAGCTTGTATATCTTCCACGTCCCCGAACTTACCTAACATCATTGAGATATATGACGGGTTTGTATAGTAAGTCATAAACGCTTTGTCTCTAAAACTTAATACTTCTTGCGACATCAGAGAGTTTGTTCGTAATGGATTGCAGTCATATCCTTGTTGTGCATACCCCGACCAATTATTAGGAACTTCCCAACCCTTGCTTACTGCGTTCTGGTAAACCTTAGTCCCAGGATACGCCATCATACAGTTGAAGTTTGAACACTCCCCTTGTATATCCATAGCCAGGTTGAATGTCTGCTCCATAGTCTCCTGGGTATCATCCTCAAACCCGAACATATAGTTAGGGCAGATATTAACTCCGCAATCCCTAACCATACCGCAAATATCTATTATCTTCTCGTTACTTATTGCCCCTTTTAATTCTTTCTTCCGTATTTCTTCGTTACCTGACTCTACCCCTATACCTATCCAACGTATACCCGCTTTCCTCATCTTCTTGAGTATGTCAGGAGAGCAAGTGTCAAGTCGGGCAAAACACCACATATTTAAGTCAGGGACACCAATTTCTATGATCTTATCGCAAATATCTGCTACACGAACTTTGTTGAGAAGGAACAGTTCATCTATAATCTTTATGTTTCTAATCCCGCAATCTATTTGTGACTTTAAATCTTTTATTATTGAATCAACGCTTCGTAACCTGTGTTTTGTCCCGTAGTAGTTCTTGATCACGCAGAAACTACACTGGAACGGGCAACTAAGAGAAGTGAATAAAACTCCATACGGACTTCTGTCAAACCCACCCCAAGCGTGCCAGTTGTGGCAACGATACTTTTCTACGGGCATTGACTTCCAGTCGGGGATTAAATCTATGTCAAAATCAGGGAGTTTAGTCCAGCACTTCGTATAAGACTTCTGACCCATATCAAACATCTGGTCTTTAACGCCTTCTCTACCCTGCATAAATCCCGAAGGGTGATTGCCGAATGGGAAGAACTCTACGTAATCTATATTTAACGGTTCAATATCTCCGTTTACTTCCTGATCTAACTCAAATACTATATTCCCATTTTTCTTTAACTGGGCTGACCTCATCATCAGCCAAAGTGGGGCTTCAATAGCCATAAACCTATCAGCTAACTGTTGGTATCCCACTTTACGATTATTCGGTCTTATTAAGGCGTAAGAAGCCACTACATCTCCCTGTTTAACCAGACTTTAGGTGCGTTCTTAGTTATCTCTAATTCTTCATACCGAAACTTCTGTTTTCCTATCAACCTGGCATACTCGATAATATCTCTCAATATTATTCGTATTGATCTAACATCTCTATAACCTAACAACTTAACTGACTTATCCACAGTGCAATAAGCGTGTTTTGCTTCGCACGGGCGGTCAGGTGCGTGAATTGGTTTAATTTTAGTACCGAACTCCTCTAAAAGTATTCCAGCTACTTCGTTCAACTCTAACGATTTCTCTGCTCCGATATTGATTATCTGCTTACTAACCTTAGAGTCAAACCCAGCTAATACACAAGGTTCGACTATATCTAACACGTGGCTGAACGCCCTGGTCTGCTTCCCATCACCGTAAATAAAGAACGGTTTGTTGTTCATCAGGCAGTTTACCCAAATACCTAATACACCTCGGTATGCGTCGTCTAGCCTCATCCTAGCCCCGGAGATGTTGTGTGGGACTAAGATGTTGTAATCTAACCCCGTAGCCTCGCTTATAGCCTCTAACGACACCTCTGCCGCCACCTTTGCCGCCCCGTATACGTCACAAGCGTCTCTGGGCATATCCTCACTGAATGGGGGGATGTTTCTTCTCCCATACCTCGCCATTGAACTGAAGTGGACTACCCTTTTAACGTCGTGATTAACACAGTTCTTGAACACGTTGAGTGAAGCCATTAACACGCTGTCAGCTACCTTTACCGGAGAGAACTGGGACAAACCCTCGTAAGGATAACACGCCAAGTGATACACTACTTCTGGTTTAACTATGTCAAAGAGCTGGTTTACTTCTTCTGTATCACATAACTCTGTCTTAGCGTAACTACCAAACAAGGCGAGGTTTCTATCATACCCACCCACGAAGTTATCACAACCGTATACTTCGTGTCCTTGTGCTATTAGTTCTTCACAAAGATATGAACCTATAAACCCAGCCGCACCTGAGACTAATACTTTCATTCGTATATTTTGGCGTTTAACTTATCGTAATCTAACTGCTCTTTATTAAGAAACAGGTTCTTCTTCAAGAAGTGGTATAACTCATCAGTCTTAGGATACTTGTTCTCGTCGTAAGCGTCTGGGTTATGCGCCCTACTCTCCGGCGGAGGTTGGTTGGTGACTTTCTCAATCCCCCTGTTGTAGTAGTAACATTCTTCCCACCCGATACCGATTGACTGACCGCTTTCAATCATCTTGATAAAATCTTCTTTGCTCCCCCAAGTGTCGTAAGGTCTGTCATAGAACAAAAAGCTCTTTTCCCTCTCCATAGTCTGGTTGTCGTGATTACACATAACCCTATGGCTGACATACTCCCGCTTTCTTATTGCGGCGGCGCAGAACGATACAAACCCTTCGTGCCTATGTCCCCACAAAACGTCCGGCTTTCCGTAATCCCACGCTTCTAAGAACCGCTTGTCGTGGAGGTAAAAGTGTCCACCGATATATTGGGGGACTTTAAACATTGTCGGAGGCATATTCACGTCTAATCCGATATGTTCGGGGAACTTGTCGTTCATATCGTTACTTATCTGCGGTGATATAGTAACACAATCTGGGTCAAACTTTGCGTCCTCTAAAAGAGTTGATATTGTGTCGGGGTCTGTGCTTATTATGTCAGAACAACAGTTCCCCATCCAGTCGTACCCTCTGTCCCGAAACAACCTGAAAACGTGGTTGATACAGATATGATGGGAGTACCTCGTGTCGGTGAAGATAAGTGTTAGACCAGGGGTAGTTTTCTTTAACTCTAATAACTTATCCCTATCCACCTGGGTAGACATATTGTCGCAAACAACCACGTCAACCTGTAAGTCCGGTTTGTTCTGCGCTATCAACCCCTCGACATTGGCTTTCCACACCCCAAAATTCTTGGTGTTTGCCCCAGGGTTATACGTCGGTATCGCCATCAACACTTTTGTCATTTAGATAACCTTATATACATAGGGTGGTCTGATACGATAGTTTTATCAATCAACTCTTTCATATCCCCACCGTCCCATATCTCTATGTTCTTAAACTGGCTGAATATCTCTATATCTTCCGTAGCCCAATGGGTGTACCCGTCCTCAAAGTAAGTCCTGTCTTTTCCACACCCGACTATGAATATCGGGATGTTCATATCGCTTACCAATATCCTAATCTGTTCGGTAG